ATTAAGTATTCCAGCGCCTGAAATAACTTTAGATTGAGTTAACATTCCTTGATTTTCATACATCAACGCTAATGTAAATTGTTCATTTTCTCCTCCTTTAGCTCTAAACCAATAATTCCTGTCTCCTCGTATTGAATCATATACAATATCTTGAGCCAATGCTAAAGAACTTAAAAACAAAAATAGAATTATCGTTAAAAGTTTTTTCATTGATATACAAATGTTTATTTTATATATCAAATTTGCCCTCCCAGTGGGGTACGATCCCACTTACTCGGATTGAACTCACCGCTGCTAGCATGCGGAAAAGGAACGGAACAATCGTCACTGTGTTTTGCCTTATTAAACTACAGAAGGATTTGTGGGTCTACCCGGACTCGAACCGGGATTACACTTCTCGTCTCCACTTTGTAAGAGTGGGATGTTTATCCAATTACACTATAGACCCTGGTTGCGACTGCCGGACTTTAACCGACGACCTCCTCCCTTGCGCGGGGGCACTCTTTCTCTGAGCTAAGTCGCTAATACACTCTTTATTACGTAATTATTTAGTGCATTAAATAATACCTTCCGATATTATTGTGTTCTCGGTAGAATTCGAATCTACGACCTCTTCCATGTCGCGGAAGCGCTCTTCCAATTGAGCTAAGGATGCCTATAAACTTATATTGCTATATATAAACCCTTTTCTTCTATAGCAGCTTCAATTGAATTAGCATATTTCCAACAGATTTTTGCTAATTCATCTTCAGAATCTCCTTCATATAAAAATAAAGGAAAATATGTTAACCGTTCAACGAGTTGTTGAGAAAATGTTGGATCATAAAATTTTCTATTTTTTTCATTAAATGCATGAACAACTAAATTTTCAAGAGAAATATTTTTTTTATCATCATTTTTAATAATTATTCCCCCTACAATATTAACTTCAGGGTGTTCCCTTTTATATTCTATAGATTGAAAAAAACATTCAGTCCTCCAATTTTTTGAAGGCTTGATAGATATTGCACCGTGTTCTCCTATAGTTTCTTTAAGAAATATATATGAAATTGCGCTTGGATTGGTGAAATTATATATTGATAACGTTCCGTCTTCGTTTCTTTTAAAATGTTTAAACCATCCCGGCCAATCTTTAGGATTTTTTTCAGACCACATTTTTAATTTTCTTTCAGCGGCAGTAAACATTTGTTTAATTTCGGGAGTTTTTTTCCAGGTACCTTTATCTAAATAGTTAAGTACTTCATTTTTAAACTCTGGAATAATATCACTGGAATATTTATTTCCAGACAAGCCTGTATTAAAAATATATTCATTAAGAGAATATTTTTTATTAAATGATTTTAATGATTCCGATACGATTTTCATATGTTTTTTATATATATATTTATGACACTATAAAACGCCAATTTATATATATAAAAGTTATCATAAATGGTCACAGTCGGCAGAGTGGGAGTCGAACCCACATTTTCAACCAGTTACCTTGGTCGTGTGTATCAGACACGCTGGATATCTGCCGTTGAGCCCCGTACACTATCCCAGGTATTCTCGCCAGTAACGGGGCCACACCAGTTACTCACCTAAAGGGATTCTATTAATACCCGCAGGCTGGACTTCATTTGCCAGAACTCTTTAGATTCATCGGCGGAATCCACTAAAGAGTCGTTATATCCCGGATTCGTCAATTCCGCCGAACTAACAATTCCGATATATAAGCCACTGCCTATTCTTAAATTGCGGGGAGACCGAGACTCGAACTCGGAAACGCAGATTAACAGTCTGAAGTGATAACCATTTCACCATCTCCCCATAATACTAAACTTCCTATCTGCCAAAAATAAATGTGTACTCATTCATATTGGTCTTACACCTCTTCGTAACTACGTTTAGTACAGTAAGCCCAGTCACGAGAAGCTCGGATAGTTTAGTATTTGCGTTCCGGGTAGGATTCGAACCCACGGTGGCATTTCTGCGTCTGGTTAACGGCCAGGACCTTTCGACCAACTAAGGCAACCGGAACATTTTAGTGTATCAGAGCCGGCTAGAGGAATAATACACCCAAAGTATTTTATCTATTTCATGTCTGTTCCTCCGTGTTTAGTCAGCCGGAGTGGCACATGAAGTTCAAGCAATTACTTTACTTTGTTTGCGGTACGTACGGGACTCGAACCCGTGAACTCCGCCGTGACAGGGCGGCATGATAACCAACTTCACCAACGCACCATTTGTGGACGATATGGGAATCGAACCCATGATAACCAACTGGATGGGGCCGGCAACCAACCACCACGTATCGCCCTTTGTTCCTCTTATGGGACTCGAACCCATAACCTTCTCCTTAAGAGGGAGTAGCGCTTGTCCAGTTGCGCCAAAGAGGAATGGAGCCAATGGAGATTCTCGACGTCCCAGACTAACCAAGTTATTCGTTAGATCATTGGCATTTTGTGTGTCTCTCCACACCTGTCATACTTCCCTTGTATTCTGTTCAGCGTTGAGCATCCTAACGGTAAAGCAGTATCAAAAACCAGTATAGTGGACCGTAAGGGATTCCAACCCTTGACCTCCTGAGTGCAAATCAGGCGCTCTAGGCAACTGAGCTAACAGCCCGAATTTCCTATAGGCATTAACCGCCGTCTCTATGCGCGGTATCTTTCCATTTTAAGAGTCTCCTATAGAAAAAATTTACTATCTAAATATTCGTGCAAAGATATTCCAAACTCTTTATATCTTTTATCGTTTCCAACTATTATAATTAAATTAAGATTATTATTTGCTTTTGCATTTTCCATTTTCCATTCCATTTCGGAAGTTACCCACCCTTTATATTCAATGTATTCATTATCATTTATTACAAAATCCGGGTAATATTTTCTTTGTTTACCGTCCCGTGTTAAATATGGAAAACCTTTTCTATTTCTATTCCAGTTTAATTTTTTTTCATCAAGTACTTTAGCTACTTCAATTTCTTCTTTATTCAAAGACATTTTATATCCTAACCAATTTGTATAAGAAATTTGTTTTGACTTTCCACCTCCAGGTCTAAGACCTCCCATTCTTGAAGTATCTTTGATATTGTGTTTTTTTCCTTTATTGTTTAAAGCAGTAGCCTTATGAGAACATTCTTTTGAACAAGTTTTTTTACCAAATTTTTCATCAGCTTTAAAATTATTTCCACAAATAGGGCAAACTTTATTTTCTAATTTAACTAATCTACCTGAAGTACAAAAACCTATTTTTTCTCCGTTAGATATTTTTTGTTTTATTTTTTCACTAACTTTTTTATTTATCTGCTCTCTTTTATTTTTTGTACTAAATCCTCTGGCACATTTAGAAGAGCAAAATCTTCCTGAACCATATTTTTCATAAACTTCTTTGCCACAATTTTCACAAAAATAGTGATGTTTTTTAATTTCATGAGTTTTTAGATGCTTATTATAATTGGCTTTAGAAATTTCTTTATCGCAAATTCTACATTTAATTTTTTCATTCATCTTTTGTGTTCCATACTGATGAATACATTCTTGAGAACAAAATCTATTACTTTTAATTTTAAAATTTTTCGAACCACAAATTATACAAACGCTATCCATTTTTTATTTTATATATTCAAGCAGGATAAAAGTTTTTGAACTCTAATATAAAGTTTTGATTAGCAGGTCGTGGAAGATTCGAACTCCCATGGAATACTCCAACCTCGGTTTTGGAGACCGGTGCCTTACCATTGAGGCTAACGACCTAAAATGCCGAGTTTTATTATAGTCCGTCCACCCGGCGTAGGACTTATTGGAGCATTAGCCGGACTTTAACCGGTATCTTCTCTACAATGAGTCGACTTTTTGTAGAGCTGTTTTTGCTGTTAAACTATTATCTGCGTTTGCGGTCCCAACGGGATTCGAACCCGTCTGTCCTTTCGGTTCCGGCGTGACAGGCCGGCAGCCACGCCAAGCAGCTCCTGAGACCAATTTAATATGTTTTTATTTCGTAATCAACATTAAAAGATTTTCGAAAAGCATCTTCTTTAATTCTTGTTTCTTCTAACGTTACATTCCATTTATTTTTAATTTCGACAATCTTATTTTCATTTACTAAAAAATCGGGTTGATATGTTCGTTTAACTCCCTTTTCATCAATGTATTTAACTTTAAATTTCTTAGGCTCATAAATAAAATTTATAACTTTAATATCGTTATCTAATTCATCTATAAATCTTTTTTCAAATGTAGATCTAACCTTTAAATGTTTTTGATACAAATGTTTTTCTGAATATACTTCAATGTTTTTTGTGTTTTTAGGACTTTTGCCATACATTCCATTTTTATCGCCGGCATTAACTCCTATCATTTTTTGACGTATTTTGTTTTTTGTTTCTAAACTCATATTTCGAGAACTACAGCTTCGCGAACAACAAATTTGACGTTTTTTATTTGCTATAAATTGTTTTTTACACACAGGACAAATTTTTCTGTACGGTTCCTTGGATTTTTTTAATTTTTTACTTACTTTAGCGTTAATTTCTTTTCGCTTTTGTTTTGTGCTAAATCCTCTTGCGCATTTAGATGAACAAAATCTTCCACTGCCATAAGAACCTTTATGTTCTATTCCACAATTTTCGCAAAAATATACCATTGTTTTAATTTATATATTCATAAAAAATTTGAACTAATGTACTTAGCCTTGTTATTTGAGCAACTAAAGGGAATCGAACCCTCATCCTCGGACTGGCAATCCGATGCACTGGCCATTGTGCTATAGTCGCATAAGTAGAGAAAAACGGTAGGGAACAGGCGGATTTGAACCGCGAAGTCAGATTAGAAGTCTAATGTTGAACCACTCAACGCGAAGTAACCCTTATCCATCACTACTACTTTGAGCAGGTGAAGGGAATCGAACCCTCATCTCCAGCTTGGAAGGCTGGAGCACTAGCCTTTGTGCTACACCTGCAATTGCACTTCCTACGCGAGAGTATAGTGCGAACTGAGTCGTGATCCCTCTGGGGGTCGAACCCAGGACCCCAACATTAAAAGTGTTGTGCTCTGCCAACTGAGCTAAGAGATCTGGTGGGGAGAGCTGGAGTTTCACCAACCTATCAATTGTATCAGAATTGTTTACGATGTAACTCTTTTAATCACTACATTACTGAGAAAGTTAAAAAGAGCATTTTTACTTTCTCCCCATTTGTGCACCTAGTGGGACTCGAACCCACAACCTTCTCCTTAAAGGGGAGTAGCGCTTGTCCAGTTGCGCCACAGGTGCAAATTATCAACATGTCAAAGATCGAGTTTTCTTAAAGTAGCGCACTGCTAACCGATATTGCTCTTGGGTATCTTTTGGACCCTCGGTGGTACTCGGTGTTCCTTTGGAGAGAACTGTGAGTTGCAGTGCGTACCTGCGATTTTTACTACTTTAAAGAACGTTATATATTTTAAAATAAAAAAGCGGGAAACTTTTTAGGTTGCCCGCTTTTAAAAAGAAACATATTATTAACCTCAATATTGTTCATTCTTTTCTGGTTTTACGGGCGTAACCTGTCCTCTAATGCCTTTATCATTGGCATTCCAATTTACGTTAATCATATGTTTCGCCACGCGTACCATACTATTTTAAGTTTCTTGTATTTTATTATATATTAAGTGAAAAGTTTTCGTTTTTTAATAGTTATTGCAAATATTAGCAACTTTTTTCGAAAAATTTATTTAAAAATTAGGCAATTTCTCTCTTCTGTACTAGAGTTTCCTCACCATGCCCTTGGCATCTAATACCGAAGAGAGAAAAAACATCTATTAATGGCGTCTTTCATATTAAATCTTAAGCTGTAGTTGGGAAAGTCAACTACTATTGCAACCATCTGCCTAAGACCACTCTTGTTACCTTAAATCAATACGCATTGTCCACTTTCTGGCATTCTGTCCTTTATGTCAATCCACTCTTCCTCGCTCGGCATCCTCTCTTTTATCCGCTTTTCCACCTCTTGATTGACAACCCAATCAAAGTGCGGAGTAGTCATACTTAACACCGCCCTCTCGGCTCCCTC